TTAGATGCTATTTGCCGCACCAATCTGCACCAAATTGGTGCAAGAAGAGAGTGCGGCCGCCGCTCGACGTTGGGAAGAGGCGAGAGCGTGTGTGTAAAAAATACCTGTGGTGGTAATATCTTTGTGCCCAAGCTGCGCAGCTATTGCGGCGATGTCCACGCCTCTTGAAAGCATCTCGGACGCGGCGATATGTCGCAGGGCATACATAGGCATAGACACTTCGGCCTTTCGGCAAGCCCGCCTCCATGCAATCTCATAAAGCCCTTTATTCACACGTCCTCCCTTTCTATTTCTACAAACCAAACTTTGACCGTTTATCGCATCATCTTGGTAGCGTACCCATGCCTCCTGAAGATATTCCTCTGGTGGAAATACCATTTTTGTGCTATCTACTTTGGGCATGTAAACGCTCACGGTTCTAGCCTTCCAGTCGAATGCCGACCATTCCAATCGGAAAAGTTCGGACACGCCGGGACGTAAGCATAGGGCAATGGCTGTTTTTGCTGCCCATTGAAGCCACGGCGGGAGCACAGGAAAGAGTTTGTGGAAGTCTTCCAATGTTCCTGTCCGTGGCTTGTTTCTTACGCCGGGGAGTTGTCGATATTTTCCCCAAGGGTTTTCATGGAGTAAGTCTTGTTCAACGCACCAACTGAGTGCAGCCTTGATCTTTCCGACATAGATATTGATACTTGCTGTTGAGAGGCCGTCATTCCTGCACCTTTCACGTACAGTTTCGAGGTCACGACGAGTCAATGTATCCACGAATCTGTTTGCAAGGAACTCCGCTGGCCCCTCTCTGTGTTCCCCATTCTTTCGATCATGCCCGCACACAATGAACTCATAAATTCCTACGGTGTTCTCGGCGTGTTCGGTATTTTTTAGGTACACCAGAACCGCCTCCAACAACGTCAACCGTGTGTTTTCCACCGCATCATACTGGCAATCCGCATCGAACTGCCAAGCCTTTTCCTCACTACGGAAAGAGCGCTGTCTCCAGCGCCCCTCCTCATCCTTGAACTTGACGACAAATCTGCCGTCACCGCGCTTTGCTACGCTCATGGGATTTCCTTTTCACGTCAGCAAAAAACGCCTTCCCTGCTTTGGGGGATAGCGTATCGCGTGAAGATTTTCTAGCCCCCTGATTGAGTTCGAGCAGTTCGAGAAACCGTTGGTAGAGACGTTGGTCTTCAATCTCTAACTCCCGACGCCGCTGTACGATTGAGCGGATTTCCGAGATTGTCGTTTCCATCCTTTCTCCTTTCATCCTACGCGGCCCGCTCGTACACCCGCGTCCCGATCTCGGCTATCTTCGGGTCGACCTTTTCGAGCGCATTGCAGAGCGTAGTCAGCGTCTTGAGCAGGTTGTGCCAGTGAAGGCCCCGGAAGTAGAGTTATCCGCCGTGTAGGCGGCTTAGAAGCACCGGGCGCGGCTTTCCGGCGGCCTCGTGACGTTATCCGCCGTGTAGGCGGCTTAGAAGTGTCTGGTCGGACGCCTAGCCACTTCATCGGCATCACCCCCTTCCAGGACCAATTGCCCACAACACCCAAACGAAAGGCGACCCACATCAAAGTGAGCCGCCTTTCGTTTGGGGTCATTCGTCGCCTTCGTATGGTGTTACATCCAGCACGTTGTAGGCGTACCTGTGCCGTCGGGATGGTTTGCCCCCTTCCGTGATGGGGAGCACGCGCAGGTCGTAGTAGGGGTAGGAGGGGGTGAACAGGATTTTGTCGACCTTTGCCGGACTGGTGCCGTCGCGATCCCATCCGGAGACGATATCGCCTTCCTTGTAGGGGCAGGCGGCGACGGCGGCGTCACGTTTGGCTACTTCAAGAGCGTTCTTCGCCTGTTGCACGGCGCGTTCGCACCTTCTGACCTCATCAACGAGTTCCATGATTTCAGCGTCGTTCATTACCGTTCCGTGTGATGCGTGTTGAGGTTATGGGTTCATCTTTTGCCTGAGCTGGTCGGCAAGCTCGGGAACCACGCCGAGCAGGGCCGCCCGGAGTATCGGCTCAAGGCTCTCTGCCGCCTGCTGTTCCGACAAAACAGGCGTCGGGGGTGTATCCGTTCCCGCCACATACTGCGGGCCTTCGCCGGTGCGGATCCACGAGGGATTGAGGCCTTTCTTATTGAAAAGCGTCAAGATCCAAGAATCGGGGATGTGGTTGCGCCGTTTCGCATCCGAAATACTGCTCTGCTTCACACCGAGCATAGCGGCGATATCCGTTTGCGTGCGCAGGCCCGTGGACTGAAGTATCCGCTCATAGGCGTCTTGGAAAGGCATGGCAAGTTCTCCTGTGAAAGCCCCCGGATTGGGAGGCTAACGTTTCGGTCGCGGGCACCCGCACACGGGGCAGGCCGCAAACTTGTGGCTTGTACCGCACTTGGGGCATTCCGTCGGCGGTTTGCCGCCGGAAGTTTTCAGCCCCTTGCAGGCGGCGTTGACGCGGGCGAAGTTCTTTGCCTTGCGCTTGCCCGTCCATTCCGGGCGGTTCGGGTCGTCGTAGCCGGGCATGGTCAGGCTCCGTTTGGAGATTGTTCTCTGGTCAGCACGGCATTCCCTCCTTCGGGGCATCCTTCCATGTCCAGCGGTCCTCGTCGCCGCCGTGTCCGGGATCGGGGTTCAGGCTGCATCCGCCGCAGGGGAAGCCGTCCACGGTGCTGGTGACGTGGGCGCAGGTCTTGCACTCGCGGCGCGGTTCCCAGTTGTCGGCATCGCCGCCGTTTGCCTGTGCGCAGGCCATGCAGGGCTCGGCCTTTTCCGTGCCGTCAGCGGAAAGGTGTCGGCACGACAGGCAGGTGCAGGCGTTGGCGGCGGGCGGGGCGGGCAAGGTGAGCACTTCGGCCCGGCCTTCGCCGTTGTCCGTGGGCTTGTCCGGGGTGACGAGTTCAAGGCGGTGCTGCCGCTCCTCGGCGGTCATCGGGCGGCGGCTGATTTCCTTGCCCGTCACGGAATCGCACCATACGACCTCCATCGTCGTCCGATCTTCAAAGCGGTCGCAGGAGACGGTTTCAAACCGTTTGCCGGAACGGTATTCCGCTGCCGCTTCCGCAGCCTTGGAGACGGAAAGGTCGATGCGTGCCTTGTAGTCCTTCTTCACGGCGAGCAGTTCCGTTTCCAGCTTGTCGCGTTCGCGCAGGGCGTCCGCCATTTCGGAGCCCAGATCAAGGAGCTGTTCATCGGTGAGATCCACCAGCACCTCGATGTTTTCCCGCCCGCAGGCGCGGACGTCATGCGGCCCCACATCGTCCGGGATGAGTCCGGTGTCTTCCCACGCCTCGCGCAGGATGTTGCAGGCGATGGTGTCGCCGACGTCTATGTCCTCGGCGTCATGCAGGAAGGCGTCGGTAGAGAGTTCCGTACCGTGGCCGTGTTTGTCCGAGACGATGCAGCATTCGCCGTCTTCGGAGAACTCATGGATGGTGAGGGTGACGCGGACGTAATCCGTGGCGTCCTGTTGTTCCTGACTCATGAAAAGTCCTTTGCCGGGGTACATGCCCCCCGGCGGGCTGTATGGGGACGGCGCGGGAGGTGGGCGCCGGAGGGTTAGAAAACTGTGACCAGGCCGACCGTGCGGAGCAGGGCAAGGGCCTCCTGTACGGTATCCTCGTACTTCGGCGCGTACTTGACGCTGAGGGTCAGGGTACAAGCCACGTTCACGGGCGGGGCGAAGGGAAAGCCCTCCTCCTGCTCAATGAACGAATCGGGGCGCGGCTCCGCAGGTTTGACGACGTGGGCGGGCTTGCTCTCTTCGCGGGCCTTGGCTTCCGCCGCATACGCCTGCCCGATGATGCCCGCGGCGTCCTCGCCGGAAATGTCCGGCGTCAGGCAGGCCGCAAACTTCGACAGGGGAAGCGCGAAACCGTGTTGTTCCGCCTGAGCCTTTGCCGTGGCCTCCACCAGCGCGATGCGGTCGGCTTTGGCCTGTTCCATCCGGCGGGTTTCTTCGCACTCCCGCTTGTATGCGGCGATGATCCGTTTGATATCCTCGTGGATCTCGGCTTGCCTCGTGGATTTGTTCAGCCATGAAGGGTTGATGGGGATGTCCAGTTCCGGCACGCCTTCACAGCTCTTGATGTTGTCGACGACACACTGGACGGCTGCGCGTCGGCCTTCACGGTCGCGCCGCTCGAAGTCCTTGACCTGCGTGTCCAGCGCAGCGCGGGCATCCACGATGCGGGCGATCAGCGCCTTGACCTCGGCGTCGAACCCGTCCAGCGGCCCGGCAATCCGCCGCTTAATGTCCTTCCGGGCGTTGTCCATCCGTTCCTTGAGCCTGTTCAGCCCCGCCATTTCGTTTTTGATGGCGGGCACGTCGGCTTCCTGTACCTCCAGCCCCGCATACTGGGCTAGGACGGTATCCAACAGCGTGGACACGGCGTCCTTGTCCCATGTGATGACCAACGGCGTCGCGGTGACGTTCAGGTCGAACTGCGCCAGTCCGGTGGGTTGCATCTGCGCGGGCGGGAGGGCTTCCAGAATTTCTGCGGTCTGTGCCATATTCCTATCCTATTGGTTTTGCCTAAAAAGGCACGTCATCGAGGCCGGAGGCTTCGGAAGGGAAGGCGGGGCCGAGGTCTTCATAGTCGGCGGAGTGCCGCCCCTGTGTCTGGCGTCCGCCTCCCTGTCGGCCCTGCTGCCCGTCGCCGTCCCCCTTGCGGTCGAGGAACTGGACGCGCTGCCCCTGAATCTCGGTGACGTAGCGATCCTGCCCCTGCTGGTCCTGATACTTGCGGGTGGAGAGCCTGCCCTCGACGAACACGAGGCTCCCCTTGGCAAGGTACTGCGAACAGGTTTCGGCCTGCCGGTCCCAGAAGACGACCTTGTGCCATTCCGTCTTGTCGACCTTCTCGCCCCGGTCGTTGGTGTAGCCCTCATCCGTAGCCACGTTCAGGCTGCATACGGGCTTTCCGGCCTGGGTGTAGCGCATCTCGGGATCGCGCCCGAGCCTTCCGATGATCATCACCTTGTTGAGGCTGCTCATACAATCTCCTGCTGAGGGAAAGAAAAGCCCCGCCTGACTGTCCGGGCGGGGCTGTTGTTACGCGGCGCGTTCCTTGTCCTGCGCTTCGATCTTGCGCTGCCGTTCCCGGTAGGCGGCGTAGATGGCCCCACTGTCCGGGTGGTTTTCGGGGATGCCGAGCCGGGTTGCCGCCTCCTTGAGCGCGGTTACGGTTTCCGCCGCTTCAAAGGCGGCGATCACGGCGTCCAGCGGCACGAATTCGGGCGGGGTTCCGGCTTCGGCTTCGGCCTTGGCCTCGATTTCCCGGCGCTTCTTGCCGAACATGTTCTTGACCGCCTCGTAGTCCGGGTGTTCCTCAGTAATCCGATGGCGGTTGTAACAGGCGACGAACCCCGCACTGTCCCGCACTTCGCTCAACGCCTTGGCGAGGGCGGCGAGGTTCACGCGCTCGGGCTTGGACTGCGGGGCGGGCGGCTCGGGAGTATTGCGTCTGGGCGGTTCCCGGTCGGCGTCCCGCCTCCATGCGCCTTCCCCGTCGTCATCATCGTCGGCCACCACGCCGACCAACGCCGAAAGGGAATAGCGCCGGGCGTAGGTGATGGCGCTGCCCATTGACTGCACAGTGTTCTTGGAGCCTGTATTGTCGTATGGCATCCTGCATTCCGATGCCAGCCATTGCCCCGACTCGTGCATCAACATGGTCCTGACGTGCGCGACCCCCTCGGTAGGGAGGACAATCTGCGCGATGGAAAGGCCGTGCTTCGGGAGCACCTTGCGGACGGCATCGATCATCGCCGTCAAGTCAGCGTATTTACGCGAGAGCTTCCCCTTTTCCCCGATGGCTGCCGTAGCGTTCTTTTCTGCGGGCTCAAGCTCTCCCTGCGCGGCGGCAAGGGCCTTCGCCAGTTCGTTGATCTGTTCGCTATGGGTATCGCACATATACTTACTCCCCGCCTTCTTCCGTTTCCGTGTGCTTGCGCCGGTTCCGCGCAAAGGCGGCATTGCCCGCCGCGATCATGAGTTCCTCGTCCGTCCAAGGGCCGTGTTCGTCGCTGTAGGCGTCGTCCGTCCAGTTCATCGCATTGCCTCCGTGAACGGGGCCATTCGTTCAAAGAGTTCCTGATCCTGCCGCTCAAAATAGCCCACGAGCAGAAAGCAGAGGAACAGGAGGAGCACCGCCAGCCACGGCCTTTTCCAGATGTCGATCTTCATGCCGCCGCCCTCCGTGCCATGATTTTAAGGTAGTTGGCCTTTGCCAGAAACGACCGTGCGGCGTTCTCGCACGCCGTGACCAGCGTCTCGGCGGTGTAGTATTCCGCGCAGGACGAGCAGATCCAGAAGTCGCGGTGCCTCCTGAGCCTCACGGCCTTGTCGTACTTGAGCTTGCAGTGCGGGCAGAAGATGGCGGCGCTCATGCGACCCTCCTTGCGTCGAGCTTTTCAATCCACAGGCCGACGACTTCGGCATCGGAAACATGCCCGGCGCGTATATCATCATAGAGCGCGATGAGTTCCGCCGCGTCGCATTCCCCGCCGCATTCCGGGCAGGTGAACAGGCCGTTTTCATAGGTGAGGCTATGCCGTTCCCCTTGCTCAAGGCAGTTGGGGCAGGGGAAATGCTCCCGGCTCAGGGCCGTGTCGCGTGCCAGCCGCGCGGCAAGGTTTTCTTCCGCGTCGCGCTCAATGGCGCGCATGATGCAATCTTCCGGGTGATAGCAGGTTCCAAAGGCCCCCTCACGTCCGCAGTTCGTGCCGTAACACATAGAAATACCCTCGTTTTGATGTTTGGCTTGGCGTCCCAAACCCAATGAAAAAGCCCGGTTGGTTCCGGGCTTTTCGATGGGGCTAGGCACGAAAAAAGGCTCCTCGTTTCCGGGGAGCCTTTCGGGTGTGTTTTTGCAGATGGTCAGGCGACCTTGATGGGAGTCCTCGTCAAATCCCCCTGACCGGCAAGGAGTCCTTCGACGGAAATGTCTTCATCGAGGTGTTCCCAGTGAATACCGAACGCGCTCAATTCAAACCGTTCGCGTTCCGCAACCGTCGCGTTGAGCAGACGGGGGAACCAAGCAAGAGGAACGCCGATGACGCGGGCGTCATTCAGCCCCACCCACATGGAATCCTCGTCGAACCAAACCTTTTTAGGCGAAATAATCATGATACGCCCCCTTCAGGATATCCCGTTTTTCCTGAACGAGCTTGCATATTTTGCGCAGCTCCTGCGCGGAAAAACCGGCATTGAGCAGAACCCCGAACGGTTCAACAAGCGAAATTTTCGCTTCGCCGTCCTGACTTCTGACATGAATGTGCGGGGCCTTTAAGGGGTTTCCTTCGTTGGAATAGAAGAAAAAACGATAAGGCCCAATGATAAGGATAACAGGCATTAGTCCCTCATTTTTCTGAAAGAATAGCGGGTTTCACAGACTCTGTCCATATGCTTCGGCCATGTTCCGTTTCGACTCCACAGCGGGGGTTGATGTTCACCGCTCCAGTCCGGCTCTCGCCGTCTCTCAACACGTCTGCCCTCGGCGGCATCCCGTTGTGTTGAGAACATGATTAACGATGAGAGTTAATCGTGTCAACAAAAATAACGCCTAGCATGAAAATAAAAATCACACTAGGCGTTACGTCGCTAAAAATGGAGAGCTTTAGCTAAATCTTTGTTTCTTCAAAATTTTGCAAGATTGCCGTGAGGGTATGGCCAGGATCAAGGCCAACAGCTTTGGTCAATTCGACGTATTCACCAAGATCCATTTTACGGGGAGGCTTGTCTCCCTGTGGGGCACGAAGGCGTTGAATCATCATCCTTGCGGCAGGTAAGTTCTTTTCAGGATAGAGACACTTTGCAAGGTCATCTATCGTTAATCCTTGATGTTTTCTCTTCTCGTCAATGACGCGCATGGCTTCGCGTTCTATCATGTTGCGTAGTTCCTCTGGCATAGGCCCTCCCAAACTTTTTGAAGGGCATACTACCATGTTATTCAGTTAATCATGAGCGTGAATCTTTATTGACATAATTAACGCTGATAGTATATCCCAGACGAAAGCGCAATATTCGCTCTTCGACAACCAGCCCCGACGAACCCGCCGCCGACGCCGCGCCCGGACGTGAACAACGCCGACCGCCGCCGGGGGAACAGGGGGAGGGATGCCCGATAGGATCGGGCCGCGCTTGTGACGCCGTTTTCGAGCTGGGCGCGAAACCTCAAATCTCAAAAAGGATTTTGATTCTTTTTTGAGTTCTTGCGCAACCTGTAAACATTGAAGTGATTACACCGTTGAGCCGTGCCTTGGACATGAAAAAAGGCGGCTCCGAAGAACCGCCTATGGTAGAGCCGCCGAACTTTTTTAGAAGCTTGCCGCCGTTTGCGGTTCCGTAAAACCGCCTCCAATAGTTGGTAGCCGCCGAACTTCCCTAGAAGCTTGCCGCTGCTTGCTAGCAGAAACAAAAAAAGTGGTTTTGTGTCAATTAGATGTTAAATATAAACAGTTAAGTTAAATATAGAGTTTTTGTATGCGTTGCGCACAAATTGATTCCTTTCCACAAAACCCGGCGGGGCCATCCCCGCCGGGGGCGCACATCTCCATACGCCTCAGGTCCACGCATGGGTTGGGGAGACGGGAGATCCGCCGCCCCTTTTATGCAAGGATCATCGATCGATAGGAATAAGCTTGTAACCGAGTTCTCGCGCCATGAGTTCAAGAGGCTGGATGTTCCCTGTGGCTTTGAGGATTGCCATGAACGTCTCTGCGCTGAGTTTTGCACCTTTGCCATAGGGGTTGCACTCCCTGAGCAGAGTCGAGTAGGGTTTTCCAATGGCGGATGCTATTGCCTTTGCAGGCATATCGCCATCAATGACAAGAGTGTGGACGGATTCAAGAAGTTTGCTCATGATTTTTCCTGTAGTTTTTTGTACTAACAGACTATAAAGCTTCCCTTTTCCGGTGAGCTCTATGCTCCTAATAGATATGAAGTATTTTGTTCTCTATCTAATTTCATCCTAAAAGTGAATCCTTCTTCCTTTTTCTTCCCCACTCTTACCAGATACGTTCAAGCATGGTTTAAGAGTACGATTTTTCGTACTCACCTCGTGCTATGTGGTAACTTGTCGTTTTTTATCATGCATTACGGCCCGGCGCTCGTCACACCTTCGCATGCCGGGGCTGCTCCTCCCGGCTTTTTCGGATGGTTTCATGGCCTGTCGCTTTAACCGGTCAATCCCGGCTCACTCCATCCCCGTCCCGCCGTCCCTACGCGGCCTGTCTTCACATCACCCCATTTCCTGCCGTCGCGTGCTTCCCGCTCCCAAAGGCTTGCGCTTGCCGTGCTCGTACTTGTTGGGGCTTCCTCCGTCCGGTTCCAGCTTTCAGCGGGCCGTTGCCGCGCCACTCGCCTTTCCCGTTCGTCGTGAAGACAATATATACGTATGCGAATTTTACGTCAATAAAAATTTCATATATGTATATGTTGAATCAAAAAATACCGCCGACACCACGAAGGCTCGGCGGTCACGCCCGGCAGGGCACAAAAAGCCCCTCACGGGGAGGGGCGAGGAGGTACCAAAAGACCTATGGGAAAATTTATTGAATATTTTTTAAGTTTTTTATTTTTATTTTGTTGTTGGGGACTTTTTTGGTGTTTTTATCTAGTTGTTACCGTTGATTTTTAATTGTTTTTCAATAGAATCTAGTCTTTTACTGTATTGGTGAATGTTCCATATTGGATTAATAAAAGCAATCAATCCAACTAGTGTAAAGCCAGAGTAGATCCATTTATATTTTTCAAAGAATAATTCGACATTTTCTGGTGCATGTACCCAACAAAAAAGGAAAAATATTAATAAAATAACCGCTGGGAGTATCATTCCTAAAATAATATTTATGGATAATAGTCTTCGTGTTGCTTCTTCTAGCGCTTTTTCTTTGTGTAGAATTAATTCTAAATTTTCTTGATTTTTTTCATACTCATTCATTCTTGGAATAATTGCATTATGCAAGTTGGATAAATAAACAAAAAATTGATACTCATTACCCACTGAGGCAGTAGACGCAGAAGTTTTTTGGTATGATATTTGTTCTTGACCTGAACTGGTTGAAGATTTTTGCTCTTTTCCAAATAGAATATTAGGGTCTGGTGGAAACTGCGGAAAATTACTTTTTAGCATGTTTCACCTACGAACATAAATAATCTTTTATTTTTGAATACAGATCCAATACAAATTTTTTTGAAAGTCCATCATCTCTAAAAGAAGTATTGATGTCCTTTGTTATTGACCATCCTATTGTATCGTTATCTGGAAATGGTTTAAATGGGCTTTCAATATTTGTTAATTTGTTTATAAGTATATTTTTGTATTTATATGGATTGTTGTATCTAACAAAAATCTCTGTCGTATCTTTTATTATAGAATGATTAGTATAATTTTTTTCTATATAATTATTTGGATTTTTATCTTCTCTAAATATTGTCGATATAAAACCGATACGACCTATACTTTTTTTAGACAATACTTTGTCAATAATGATTGGAACATTTTTGTCGTACACATCTTTTACATTTTTATCTATGTTTGGAACATTATAGCAAATAAAATCAATCCGTTCTCCTGTTGCAGATAGACTTGTCATTTTATTAGTACCCATAAGTGTCCCAATAGGAACGACTGGAGGGATTGTGCTAGGATGCATAATAAAATTTGGATTAGAATCTTTGAATAAGTCTAATTCACTCGTTAATTCTTCCATAAATAGATTAGGATTTCTAATGATATCTTGGAAAATAAGTGCTAATTGTAATCTAATAATTTGTGGCTCCATTTCTTTCTCCTTCCCCGCTCCGGCGGGGATTTTCATTTACAGCTCACGTCACGCCACGCCCACACGGTAACTAAACAAGCTGCCAAGTCCAAACGACTTTCCCAATAATGATGTTGTCGTATCCCTCATTAGAAACTTTCTGTGGTTTCCATCTGGGATTGTCTGAATGGAGGATAATATTACCATCCTCATCTTGCATAACTCTTTTAACAACCAAACCAAATGGGGGACGCTGTACAAGGTAAATGCCGCCGTCCTCTAGTTCGTCGTCAAGAGGGATAACACCTACATAAGCCCCTTTTAAGATTGTAGGTTCCATACTGTCGCCAGTAACTTTAACGGCACGAACATCGGGAAGATTATACTGAGGGAGAACAGGGATCATATTTTCTGGAGCGGTAGAAAAAAATTCAGCTGGTAGTCCGGCACCTGCTTCTTCAAAGACAGGTATCTCATGTAAGTTGTCCCCTGTTACGTTTTCAGTAGGAGAGTGACAGGCCATACGACGCATTACAGGATACCTTTCTTCATCCGGGAAAATCACCAATGCCCCCATAGCTGACAATATTTTTGATACCTTATCGAGCCCAAGTTGCTGGGCTTTGACCCCTAAAGCACGCGACAAGTTCGCCTGACTGACGCCACATTTTTGAGCAAATGCAGCTATCTGGCGTTGATCTGAAATGTCCCTCAACCGAGCCATGAGTTTTTCTTCTAGTTCCATACGTTCCTGCATACGATACTGAGGACAAAAAGTCATCTTTCGTAAATGTAATTTTACTTGCATATAGATACGTATATGTATATACTTACGCCATGAACACCGAACTTTTCAGAACTCACTTGCGCGAAAGAATGCAGATTACCCGGGCAACCCAGATAGAAGTCGAAGAAAAGACTGGAGTTTCTCAGGCGTCGATTTCGCGTTTTTTGTCAGGGGCAAGGATTAATTCTGACAACTTGTTCAAGTTATGGGAGTTCGTTTACGAGGGGCAATTTCCAGCCGCTCCCAGCACTCCCACCGAACCCGAAGAGGTGAGTCATGCTGTGTGACATCCTGCTTGCGCTCGGCGTGGCTGTTGTCGTGCTCCTGATTTTTGCTCCGGAACGCTAGCCCCGTCATGCACCGCCGGACCACGGCCTCCGGCGTCGGGTACTCCGCGACGCGGTAGCACTTCCAGCGGATGGTGCCGCCGGACAGGATGCGGACGCGCCACACGGGGCCGCGCAGGGTGATGAGCAGGTGAACAAGTTCCATGCCCTCCAGAATAGGGCGGCACACAAACAGGATGAACGGTGAAATGATGACAATCCCCACACTTGAACACGTTATCGAAGCCGTACAGACGGCGGTGAAGAAGTATCCCGGCGGCGTCCGGGCAATGGCGGCGGAAATGGATATGGCTCCGTCGAGTCTCGGCAATGTCCTCAATCCCTACGCCGATCGTACGTCCGTCAAGCTCGGGCTGGAACAGGCCGCGTTCATCATGCATCAGACGGGCGACGTGTCCGCCCTCCAGCTTCTTGCGGCGGATCTCGGATTTTCGCTTCTTCCGATGTGTGCGGAACCTGACAAGGGCGTGGAAGGCGAACAGCTCGATGATGTGGAGCGTCTTGCAGACCTGCAAAGGGCCATACGTAGGAATGCGCCGCAGAAGGTGCGGGCAAAGCTGTTGGGGGCCCTGATCATCGACCTGATGGAAACGGAGACGGCTGTGCAGCATGAAGGGAGGAAGGGAGAATGCCGATCCTGATTTGCCAACAGTGCGACCGGATGTTTGAGGTGGCTCCCAGCCGTGAGCATTCGGCAAGGTACTGCTCGAAGGAGTGCCAGCTTGCCGCCACCCAGAAAAAAGAGGCCAAGTGTGAATGCTGCGGAAAGGAGTTCAATCCCCTTAACCGCAAGAACCCGCGTTTTTGCTCCCGCATCTGTGCCAGCGCAGCGCAAAGCGGCTTGAGCCGGGAAGCGTATCTCGCAAAAAAAAGCGCAGCCAAGGCAGACCCCCGCAAGGGCAAGCATCTGTGCGCTGGAGTTGCCGGAAAGAGCTGCGGGCGGTGGATCACCGACTACAGGTGCCCTGAATGCTGGGAAAAGCTGCGCAAAGGCTCAGACGCTGAGGGGCTTCCCTCATACGAATTTCACGGA